CTACGGCTAGATTTGCATCACTAACTCTCCCTCTATACATGAATGGAAACAGCTTCAAATTAGTGAAAAGTCCTCCCAGAAGGATTTGTATCAATGACTTTTGTATTACAATATTATTTTAAATGTTTATTGGTCTATATATCGTTTATTCTGTTCTTTTTTTCATATAATGATTCTTTTTTAAATATTTGTTATAGCTTTGCTATGACAATTAATAATGTTTTTTCATTTATTAATTTTTGAATGCCGTGAGGTATTTTAATTAATAAAAAGATTTGTGTATGGAATTGGGCAGGATTGGCGAATCCTGCCTTTTTGATACCGTACGTCAACTACATAATAATTCGGGCAAAACAAAATTTATATATTTGTAGCATCTATATTGAATTAAACATTATTCTAAATCACTAAAAGAGTTTACTGATAAAAATATCTAGATGCTATCGTTTGTGATGAATAATGGCATCTTTTTTACAAATGTTTTTTTTCACAGACCATTTTTTTATAGATATTATACATCTTTACTTGCGAAAGTGGGGGTGTATTTTTTATTGGCTAAATTTTGCAGCTTGGAACAGAGGATGCATCTTTGCGGAAAAATGGATAAAATCAGATACCGTCTTGTATATAACCGCCAGAACACACTTAACAGGCAGGGCACGGCTCTTGTACAGGTTGAAGCCTATTTGAACCAAAGGAAAATCTACCTGAAGACCAATGTTTACCTCAAACCGGAGTGCTGGAGCCGTGAGGGGGCACAAGTCATTAACCACCCCCAATCTAACGAACTCAACGCAATGCTCTATGAATACATCCTGTATCTGCAAGGCATAGAGTTGGGGTATTGGAAGCGCGGAATACCTGCCACACTCTCACTACTGAAGGATGCAGTCAAGAAGAAAAGTGCCGTGAATATCAGCTTCTCCACTTTCGCCAAATCAGCCATTGACAATTCGGACAAGAAACAGTCCACCAAGGACAACCTGCACTCGACACTGGCGGTCCTGCATGATTTCCGTTCCGGATTGGACTTCAAGGACCTTACCTATACATTCCTTCGTGATTTTGAGCAATACTTGAGAGAAAAGGGCAATGCGGTCAATACGATAGCCAAGCACATGAGACAGCTCCGTACCTTGGTCAATGAGGCAATCAACCAGGGATATATGCACGCGGACGCTTATCCGTTCAGAAAGTACAAAATCAAACAGGAGAAAGGCAGACATGAGTTTCTTACCCCGGACGAGCTGAAGAAGCTGGAAACGGTCGAAGTGGAAGAGAAGTCCATGCGCCATGTGCTCGATGCCTTCTTGTTTTGCTGCTATACCGGACTCCGCTATTCCGATTTCTGCCAGCTATCTCCGGCCAACTTTATCAAGGTAAACGGCAAACGGTGGCTGTACTTCAAATCCGTCAAGACAGGGGTGGAAATCCGTCTGCCGTTACATCTGCTGTTTGAAAGCAGGGCATTGGGCATTCTTGACCGTTATCCGGATATCGGAAGTTTTGCCGCTTTGCCTTGTAACTCGGAAGTGAATAAGCAGCTTCGAAAGCTGGCCGGGTTATGTGGTATCAAAAAGCGGATAACCTACCATGTGAGCCGTCATACCTGTGCCACCCTGCTGGTTCATCAGGGAGTTGCGATTACAACAGTCCAGAAGCTGCTCGGACATACTTCCGTAAAGACCACACAGATTTATTCGGAGGTACTTTCCAGCACCATTGTGCGTGACTTGAAAAATCTTCAAAGGAAAAGGAAAAAAGTAAAGATGTTTCCTGATAAAGGTTTGAGAACATCTGATTTTATAGACAACCGGTAGATTTCATGAATCCTATTTGTTTTCTATTAATATAGTGACTCTTTAAATTCTTCGGATAATCGAAATATTGCTCCTGATTATTTTTTTCAATATGGATTGAATATGGAATAGTTTTCACTATCTTTGCAGTGTAACCAGGAGCTTGATGGCAATAAATATTGTCATCAGGCTCTTTTTTTATTGTCTATCTGTCGAATAATGGAATCCCCCGTCTGGCTTCACAGTCTGACGGGGGGAGATTAATTCCAATCAATAATAGTTTTGAAAGAATCAGGTCAACAAAGTATTGACAAAGATAGTGAAATATGAATAGTAAGCAATATGGATATGGATTTATTTTGCATATATATAAATTCTAGGCATTTTTTTCAGGAAAGATAGGGACAGTTGAGAAATAAAGGAAACAGGATGAATAATTTATCATATAATAATTAAACGGTGAATGTAATGGAGATAGATATTGCAAACATTATTAGTGCTGCCGGAACATTGCTGGCAGCTTATTTCGCCTATAATCAGTATACCAAAAACAAACTGACTGATTTAAAAGTGGAATATTTTAAAAAAGAGGAGGAAAGAAGAAGTTACCACCGCAGCGAGAACTCCGCCAAGGTGTTCGGTGAGCTGTGGCGTGTACTTTATGAAACGAAAGCAGACAGGGTATATATCGTACAACCCCATCCTTTGGGGCATATAGCTTTTCTTTCGGTGCAGTTCGAGGTAAAACGAAAAGGTATAGCCGGAATGCGTGAAAACATCCAATCACTTCCCATGAGTGAAGTGGCCGTTTTTGCAGAAAATCTCGCAAAGAATCTTTTCATGTTCTATTCAGATATTGATAATCAAGTTAAGGATAAGGTTGCCAAATCTCTATTATCAACAAATGGATGCAACAGCGTCGCTATTAAACGGCTTAATTCATCTCAAGATTGGGTTGGAAATATATTTTGTGAGTTTACAGATGAAACGGATTTGAAGGAAGATGAACTTCATAAGGTCTTGCATGAAGCAGCGGTTAACATACAATATATCCTGCCGGAATTCAAAGAAAATAAAATCGAATAATTATAATTAATGAGTAGTATGGCTGACATAAGAAAACTTGCACCGTTTATTCTGAAAAGGGAAGGCGGTTTTGTAAATGACCCTGACGATTTGGGAGGGGCTACCAATATGGGGGTGACTATCGGAACCTATGAGGCATATTGCCGAAAGAAAGGATATTCCAAGCCTACAGTTGAAAGATTGAAAAATCTCACAAAAGAGGAATGGACGGAAATCTTGAAAACCATGTACTGGGACAGATGGAAGGCTGATGAGATAAAATCGCAATCAGTTGCTGATATATTAGTTGATTGGGTCTGGGCATCCGGTGCGCACGGAATTAAGATTCCTCAACGCTTGCTTGGTGTTACGGTGGATGGCATTGTAGGTCCCAAGACCATTGCCGCAGTTAATTCCCGTAATCCGCGTGAACTGTTTGACCAGATCAAGATTGCACGGTTTAATTTTATCGAGGATATATGCCGGAAACGCCCAGCAAACAACAAGTTCAAACGGGGGTGGATGAACCGCATAAATGATATCTCTTATGTTGGTTAGAATTATGAACTGGGTAAGCCAGCAATATATGCCGGCTCCTTTCATGTGTCTGTTCCTGCTGTTCGGATCATGTGGCAGCTCGCATAAATCTGTCAAGTCCGATACAGAAGTAATCAGGAAGGATAGTACCAGTGAATCAGTCAACATCATACATGGGTCTGCTACTTCTTTAAGAGAGCTGATAACCACTAATGGCAACTATGTAATTGATTTCTGTATCTATGATACCCGAAAACCGCCCGATAGCCTGACCGGGAAACCTCCGTTATTGGCAGACGGTCATGTGGAAGGTGATTTCAGCAAGAATAAAAGGAAGGAAACTGCAATCAAAGACAGTACGGAAGTGAAAGCTGACAAGGAAACCACTTCCACCAAACATGAAGAAACCAAGACTGAAGGGGTAAAGGATAAAAAAGAATCCACTTTGCTTAAACAAATCGGTTTTGCCTGTGTTTGTGTAACCGTTTTGATTGTCGTTATGCTGATAGTAAAGCATTGGCGCAATAGACAATCTTCATCATAAGACTTTAAATTTATAAATTGGACTGCCCCAGCTCGTGATGAGTCGGGGCTATTTTTGTTATCTTTGCCGGAACTAACATTAACTTATGTATTATGGCTGAAAAAAAAGAATCTTATTCCGAAGAGGAATTGAATGAAATGATCGTATGGTTCAACAACCATGCTGATGAACTTCCCAAAGAAATGCAGATTAACAAATCCGCTTTCACACCGGATTTGAAACTTACTGTTGAATCCTGTATCATGCAAGCCAAGCAATGTCTGGGCAACTATAAGATGGCCGGAGCTTTTAGATTACTTCAACAAATCAAAGCGAAGATTGAGGATAATAAATAAAATCTCATATTTTACTTTTTTTAGAATATCAAGCGGCCCAGCGACGGGTAACCGCTTGATATCTGCTTACTAAAAATCTCCTTGATAATTTTTTATAAGATCATTGGCTTCCTGTATATCATGAGGCGTGTAAATATCTGTCATCAATATACTGCTGTGACGAGCTTGGTCACGTACGCTTAACACATCATAATGTCGTAACATATTCGTTATACCTGTATCTTTTAAGGAATAAAACTTATATTGGGCGGAAAGCTTTAAATCTTTTCTGAGATGATGTGCCCACCAGTCCCGGAACATTTTTTCAGATCTTTTTGTTTTACCGGGACGAAACCCGTCAGAGAATAAATAATAATCACCGGGATTGTTGAAAATGTGCAGGTCCAACATGAGATGTATGACTTTTGATGGTAATGTAATAGTGCCATCTTTGCGATTTTTTGATATATTGTCTGATACGAATATTGTTTGCTTTTTCAAACTTATATCGTTTAATCTCAATCCTACCATTTCCGCCGGTCGGATAAAACAATAGTATAGAATATAGCTTGCCAGCAACATATAGGGGTTATGGTTCTTTAAGTAGTCGCTCACTTTTGCAAGTGTTTCCGGTGGCAGGATGTTGCGTAGCTTTTTTTTCCCTTTTCTTCCCAGACTACTGATCCCGGCTGTTGGATTCTGTGTTAAATAGTTATGGTTCAGACAGAAGGTGGAAAAAGACTTCAAAAAACCGAGATAGTTATCGCGCGTAAATGCAGTGTTATCCCTAGTTATATACACTTCGTCAAGCAGCATAACACAAAAATCCTTATCAAATTGGTAAATGTAGGTGATAGGGACCTTTTTCTCTTCATTGAAGATTTCCATATTACGAAGGTAGGAGCTATAAGATTTGATCGTTTCTTGTCGGTATCTCCCGTCCCTTTGCATTTTGGCGAGAAAAGTGCGGTATTTGTCTATTACATCTTTGAACAGTAGAAAGGCGTTGCCGCATTCTTGCTCAATCCAAGGATTCCATCCTGTTGCGAGTTTTTCTGATAGTCTGTTGATGCATCCTTTGGCGTATGCCCTTCTTTCCTTAACGGATTTGATGAAGTTCAGTTTGATCTTTTTCCGTTTCATCACTCCGTCAACAGGATTGAATGCGTAAAAGTCAATGTACCAATCTTTACCCGTATGTAATATAGGTGGTGTGTAACTCTTGATTTCTTGGATTTTGGACATTTTTTTTTATTTGTTTTTGCTAACAGCAGAAACAAATGGTTAATAATTCCCGTCCCGATTTCGTCCCGGCGGATTTGCTAAAAATGAGATAAGCCACTGAAGTTCAGTGGCTTATCCTTTACAATGTCGGAATGAGGCGACTCGAACGCCCGACCCCTACGTCCCGAACGTAGTGCGCTACCAACTGCGCTACATTCCGTTTCTGTTTTGCGAGTGCAAAGGTAAGGCATTTTTTTGAAATCAAAAAGAATTTCACAGAAAATTTGTAGAAAATTTGTAGAATCAAAAAATATGTCTACCTTTGCAACCACAAACGAGAAGCTAAGTTTTTTATTGAATGTGCTGAGAAGTAAGTTCCTATGTGCTTAACCACTGACTTGGTGCCATAGCTCAGTTGGTAGAGCAAAGGACTGAAAATCCTTGTGTCCCCGGTTCGATTCCTGGTGGCACCACCAAAGAAAGTACATAACTTTACTTAAAAGCGCATTAGGCAGGTAATTACATATGTAATTACCTGCTTTCTTTTATATCTTTCCTATCAGTATTTTTAGATATTTGTCAGTTTGGCTTATATTTAAAGTTCAACTAATTCCCGGATTATGATGGCCGCTATCCTGCCTGCCGAAAAATTCCGGGATAGTATATGGTGGGGTAAGAGTTTTTCGTTATCTTTGCTCTCTACATGATAAAACTGATTTTATTTTCCTGTTAACCATTAGGATCATAAGATATACCTTCTTGATGATTTCTTTAAGTAAAAAATGAGAATTAATGAATATGAGAAATTTGTTTTTGACTTTAGCTTTCGGTCTATGTTCCGGCGTATTCGCCCAAAATACGACTGTTTTTGAATCTCCTATTATGGGGTGGAGCTCATGGAATACCTATCGGGTTCATATCAATGACACCTTAATAATAAGGCAAGCGGATGCTATGGTGCAAAAAGGACTGAAAGAAGTGGGCTATTCCTATGTGAATATAGATGACGGTTTTTTTGGATGGCGGGATGAAAAAGGAGTGATGCGAACACATCCCGAGCGTTTCCCGAACGGATTGAAGGGAGTGGCGGATCATATTCATTCTTTAGGATTGAAAGCCGGTATTTATTCGGATGCGGGAAGCAATACTTGCGGTTCCATCTGGGATAAAGATATGAACGGCATAGGTTCCGGTTTGTATGGACATGAATTTCAGGATGCCACGTTGTATTTTAAAGAGTGGGGATTTGATTTTATCAAGATTGATTATTGCGGAGCCGGTCAGGAATTGAATCTGGAAGAAGAAAAACGATATACCGAAATACGCCAGGCTATAGATAATCTGGGTTGCGGACATGTTTCTATTAATATCTGTCGATGGGCTTTCCCAGGTACTTGGGCTAGAAACCTTGCTCGTTCATGGCGAATCAGTGCGGATATCCGCCCGGAGTGGGGATCAGTAAAATATATCATCGATAAAAATCTTTATCTGTCTGCCTATGCGGGAGAAGGTCATTATAATGATATGGATATGTTGGAGATAGGTCGAGGGCTAAAACCTGAAGAGGAAGAGGTACATTTTGGAATGTGGTGTATCATGAGTTCACCTTTGTTGATAGGATGTGATCTGACAACCATTCCGGAGACGTCATTAAAACTGTTGAAAAATAAAGAACTGATAGCTTTGAACCAAGACCCTTTAGGATTGCAGGCATACGTTGTTCAGCATGAAAATGAAGGGTATGTGTTGGTGAAGGATATAGAACGAAAGCGTGGTAATGTACGTGCGGTTGCTTTATACAATCCTTCGGATACGATTTGTAGCTTTACAGTTCCGATGAATATTTTGGAATTAGGAGGAAAGGTTAAGGCACGCGATCTGGTGAAACACCAGGATTTACCGGAGATAAAAGGGGGTGTTCTGAATCGAGAATTACCTCCCCATAGTGTGCTGATTTTACGTATGGAGTCCGAGAAGAGATTGGAAGCGACTGTTTATGAAGCGGAATGGGCTTATCTGCCTTGTTTCAATGATTTGGGAAAGACTCCGAAAAGCATCGTATATGCTCCGTTACATGAAGCATCCGGAGGCATGAAGGTAAGTTATCTGGGAGGGCGGAAAGAGAATTTTGCAGAATGGAAAGAGGTGTACAGCGAGCAGGGCGGTGAATATGAAATGACTATCCGCTATGTGCCTAAAGCAGACCGTAAGCTGGAAGTCTGTGTGAATAATGAAAAAAGGATTCTTCTTG